GTCCCCTTTAAATCATCGAATGGCTCAGCCACCGTCTAGTCATAATATATGTATTTTATCATATATTTTTAGTATTTTCATATATTTAGTTAAATTCCAGTAATAATCATTGTGCCCATGTTTTTACACAAAATGATTATATGCAAAAATCATCAATAATAACATTTAAATTTTGACGTTTATTTGACGTCAAAAAAAATAAGGGGTACCGATTGGGTACCCCTTTTGTTGTAATTCACTATTCAATATTATGTTTAGTGGTAAAATTTGCGATTTTTACTTCTAATCTAATTCAGTTAGTCTAAACAATTTACCATTTCTGAAGAGCATTTCACATCGATGGTTGTTTTCATCGACTAGTGTTGCTTCAAATAAACCTTCTTCCGGAACTTGAATATCTTCTGCGAAATTGTAAGTCTTTCCATTAAATTCAAATGTCTTTGCCATATTATCACCTCAATTTAAAAATGCACCGCCAATATCAATATTGTAAGCATCAATTATCTTTTTCCGTAGTTCTTTAAACTCTTTACCATGACCTTTGAAATGGCACTCAATAGTGGCATGTGCGAGTTCATGATAGATTGTATTTAGTTCAATATCTTTATCATGGTTATCCTTGCTTAGTTCCACCAAGCAGGAATCATCATGATACCAATATGTAATACCTAGCAACTTTTTACTTCGTCCAATATATTTATGTATTAACAAATTAGGTTTAAATGAATATCCCAGTTTCTCGATATTGGAGATTGCTTGTAAAAAGATATCAGCATACGGCATCATGTCATCGTCGAGATATAGTGTACTCATAATGTTTTCTTTCAACAATAAACTAATAGTTGACTGTTGCAAACCGTGCAACTCGGAGATATTTGGATCACCTACCATCTCATAACTTTAACCAATGCGGATGCGCCTTTAAACTCTGAACCTTTAAAGTGTGCTAAACCCTCAAAGCGTTTATCTTCATAACCTACTGTTTCATATACTCCACCATTAGTCATTACAGTTACACCAGCTAATATGCTATGTGGTTTATCTAACTTGATTTTGTATACATCGACTTTTTGTTCCTCTGTGTTAGGAACTACCGCCGTTCTATCAGATTTTTCTGTTGCTGCTTTAGGTAAATTAGGGTTGCTATGTGCAATATCCTTTTTCACATTTTCTGCAGCTTGTTCGATTGTAGGTGCTTGTGTATAGTAAGTCGCTACTGGTTGAGTTCTTTCCTTAATGGAAATAACTTGTTGTGCTTCAGCTTTGGTAATATGAATAGCATTAGCCAATTTTACAGGATCTTTTACTTGCTCCTGTTTTAATAACACAGGCTTTTTGACTTGATATGAATTATATATAGACACCCCTACAATAGCTAAAATAATTAAAATTAGCCCCCCTATGAGGATTTTATGTCGTTTTAGGTAACATAATATCTTAAAAGTCCAAAGGCTCATCATAGACCCCTTTCTTGCATTTCTTGCGAGAACATTTCTAATGCTTGTGCTTTTTCTGCATTGAACCGTTCAACAAGATTTTCACGCAACCAACTAGGATTACCTTCATAGTTCCATGGATGCAACTTTCGCTGTTCATATGCACCATTAATTAAATCCCAGTCAAACTTAATGTCGTTTACATAAGATAAGTTCCAATCAGACTCCCAACCCGGAACATATTGCATTGCCTCTTTAAAAAGATTAACAACTTCACCGGGACCATATTGAACGGCCGCAGAAAATACAACATCACGCAATGCTCGGCTATGGATATTAACATCAAATAATTGATTGGCTAATTCACTACATGCCACATCATAATAAGCATATTTGATATAATCGTGCTGCATTTCCATAAAACCGTTAGGATCCACAGTTCCTAGTTCTTGCCATTTGCTAATGAACTCATCTGAATTGATAGGTCCTGCACTTTGAAGAGCCCTTGCATAGTCTTTGTAGAACCCGTCTTCTTGACGCAACCCCCAACCAAGAAACGCATCTACACTTCCGCAATTACTTGCTAATTGGTAAGCACCATACGAAATTCCCCCACGGTCCCCCTCGCCTGTTGATACAATAGCTGGGTCCCCATTGCTTTCATACGCAGCACTTAATTTTCCTAGTTCCATTTGGTTTGCTCCTTCCTATTTGATTCACGTCCTCCTAAATAGCCAACGAGCCCGGAGGAAATACTCATGGCCAATTCGTTATAACCATAAAGGACGGCCATTATATTGACCGCCCCTAGGATGAGGATTGTTAACACCTCACGAATACTAATTTTTTCAATCATTTAATCGCATCCTTTATTGATCTTACGAACGCTATCAACTCTTTAAATAAATTTATCGCACGCTTAAACCACCTCGATTCCACCAATTCTAGTTCAATCATATTTTCAACACAAGATGCTAACTCAATTACAATGGGAATGAGATACATTCCTGTGCTTAAAAACGTATCTAGCCGTCCTAAAAAGATAAATTCCACGTCTGGTAACGTAAGTAAGATAAACGACAATACAAATAACCATGGATACGATTTGACAAGTTTCTTTGTCATATCAGCTCGCAATTTATTACTGACTAAAAACCGTCTCTTTTTCCCGTTAACTTCAACGCTTGACCATCCACGCCAAAGTATGGCCAATATGGTGTTGGCAACTGTACAGGGTCTATTGGTTGCAATATTAAAATTGCGCACCTCAACCAAGATGCGCAATATCGTATCAACGAATACCAATATCAATGTGCAAAATATAGCTAATGATATTTGTACAATTTCATGTTCATTTAATCCCACCATAATAGGTGGTGGAGCGAAAATTTCAATCATATATTCCCTGTCCTTTCAATTACTAAACGCTTAATCCCCTTATCAATGAATTCTTTCCTAGAAATTTGATTGTCAATATTAAACCTAATGAAATCATCATTATTATTGTTCCTATATGTTGTAATTGTGATTTCAATATCTTTAGATGTAGGAATCGTTAATTCATAAGCTTTTTCTGTCATTGCAGTAATTGTTACTCTATATTTACCTTTTGGTAAGTACACATACCATCGGTTAAACTTTTCTACATGCCATGCTTCCCACTTCCATGTATTGAATCCTATAGGGTCATATTGCACATACCCTCTATCTCCATTTGACTTAACAACATTTAATGGCGTTACATTCACTGAAACCCTTGCATATAAATCTTGGTCATTAAAACGGACACGGATGTAATTACCACCCGTGTCCTTAGAATTATCTGTTAAATTGTATGTTTGTATTTGCCCATTAGGTGTCTTGGTTTTGATAACTGCCATTATTCCACCCACAATTCTGCACCGTTTGCAAATAATAAATGTCCATTTAATTTGAATGTAGCAACTCGGCGCCATTCTAACGGAAATTCAGATGAATTATTATCAAACCGTATATACATGTCATTTGAATTTGCGAAATATAGTTGACACCCTAATACACGATTATCATTAGAATTACTCCAAGGAATAGAAATACATGTGCCCCAACATTTTCTCCCACCAATCATAACCTCGTTAGCCTCACCAACTTTTAGTCCAGTAAATTTTGATGGAGATTTTACAAAATCGTCAGGGTTGTATTTAGGTCCACTAATAATATCTACAACTAAATTACCATTTATGGTATCCCCGCTTTTCTTTACATACGTTTTTTCGGCATCTTCTTTTAACATTAGTCCGCCAGTATTGGTACCGGATACATCGTCCTCAGTTAATACTTTAAAAGTTTTGTTTTTGTTTTTGTCGTAGTAGCCTAACGATGTGCCAAGAAATACGGTACGGTTATCACTCATGCCAAATTCCATACTATTACCAGTAGACATCTTAACCGCATGATGTGCTGCACCGTTTGTATCTGTTACTTGCACAGATGTATTATTGGGCATGATAATAGGGCCCTTCATCTTGCCGCCACTCAACCCTAAATAATCAAGGTTTTTCAATCGTTGCATATTGATTGAGTTTTCAAAATCGTAATTTGGGTCACCTACATAAATATCAACTTGGTGACGTTTGTTAGGCTTTTGAGTAAGCACAGAAAAATAGAACTTGCCATTGTAATACGCAATATCTTCAATTTCAGTTTCACGATTGATTTCAATGATCTGTTTAACCGTCCCAAACGGAGTACATTCAACCAAACTGCCTAGTGTTGCTGACATAATAGCTCCATTGAGCATGAAGGCGCCGTTATTATTCATGTCTGGATAGATATAATCGACTTGGTAAGTCTTCAGCTTTTTGAATTCATCATTATATAGATTGATGGTTCTGACTCTTTGGTTACCAGCGATAGGGACAATGGATACGTATGTTCGTGTAATCGGATCATAGTCAATGTTAAATACCTTTTCTTGTAATGTAATAGTATTTTCGATTGCCATAGTATCGGCATTGATAACCGTCAAATTATTGCCATTTTTAAGCCCATTGGTAATGTAAATCTTATTTGTATACCGATTGTATGTCATGGTATTACAATGCCCTAGACGCTCAGAATCCTTGAATTTATAAGTACCTACTTTTTCAAAAGTATCTGGGTTAAGCTCGTAAAGAATTTGATTAGTACCTTCACCATTGATACAAGCCAGTACAAATACATTCTTTTTAGAATTGTAAGTAAACCCTTGGCATTGGTTAACTTCTGCATCATACGTAATGTTTTTCACGAATGCTATGTTGGATGCACCTTTTAACATTGGTGTTTCTGTAGGATAATATGGCTTGATGTTGGTATATACACCCATATCCATGACAGAACCTACTGTATTAAAAGTTAAATGTTCAGTCAGTTTATATTGCCCATTTGGCACTAATAAGATTTTATTCTTTAGATTATCATTAGCTCGTTTAAATGCAACCGTATCATCTGCTACACCATCACCAACTGCACCAAAGTCTTTAACCGACACAATACCATTTAGTGATTCTTTTCCAATGTATTTAGCATCAGCTTCTGTTTTAGTTACAATCCCTTTACCGCCGGGAACGGCTATTTCCTCGGCTTTCGATGCTGCTATTTCAGCACGCTTGGCAGCATCTTCCGCCTTTTTAGCATTACCTGTACTTGCGATTTGTTTATTATCGATGTCTGATTTAATCGTGTCTGCTTTAGATATTAAATCATTAATTTGTTTCTTATTCGATTCTGCCTGCGCAGCATATGCTTTCGTATTATCTGCAAGTACTTGGGTTTTCTCAAATGTATCAGCACTTTGGATAAGAGCTGTATTTGCAGTCGCTAATTTATCATCCACCGTTTGAGATAATGCATTAATATTGTCGTTAATAGCTGTTAGCTTTGTTGCATTATCCTGCACTTCATTTGCCTTAGTCTCTGCAGTTAATGCAGCTGCAATTGCTTTTTTAGCCGCCTCAATGGAATTATCGACTATATCACGTGCAACTTGATTTGGATCTTCATCAGCGCCTACACGAATTTGCAATGTGCGATCTAATTGCTCTTTTAATTCTTGTAGAATCAAAATAACTTTATCGCTCATATTTTCAATATGGTTATACGGCCATTTATTAGCAAGTTCTGTTGTTTGTGAAATTGGTGTTTGTCTAAACAATATAACTTTGTAATCAGCCGATAATGGATCGCCAGTACTTGGATATGTCAACGTTTTATTTTTTGCATCATATGCAATATTTCCTGTTTGCTTAAATTGTTTACCATCACTATCTACTAGAATAATTGAAACGTCTTTAATGTCGTTAAAATCATATGGCCAAATAAAGACCTTATTCACTCCATCACATTGGTATTGAACAACTGGATTGTTGACTTGTGGAATCACAATATCCCGCCTTTCTTTGCATATAAAGAGGACTACCTAAAATAGGTAGTCCTTATTTTTATTGTTTCCTTTTCTTTTCTTTTTTTGTTTTTAATCTCTTGTCTAACAGAATCGACATGAATATATCTTCAATCTTGGCATCCGTATCAGTTAGCCCTACACGCAACAATGTCCAGAAAGCATCGGTTACGGTATCACTAAAACCAGTTACACGGTTAGAAACCTGACTGAGAGAACGGCCTACATCAACAATATCTTTATTGTCACTTGAGATAGCTTGACCGGTATCCCATAATTTCTCAAAGATACTTAATCCCATTACGGTATTACCTTTATTGTATGGACGTTCTCCTAAAATAAATTTCATACCCATAGTGGCTATATCTCTTACTAACGGAATACCCATGGTTCCTTGTTGTATAAATTCCTCTGCAAAAGACTTGGCGATAGATTCTGGATCATCATCGTCACTATTTGTTATGGATTTATAAATTACCATGCCAATTGCTTGTGATACAACTGTCCACCATAGCATTCGAGCAAATTGTGTCCAGTCCCCTTTATCTTTTCCTGCATACCACCCTTCAGCAATAATGTTGTATAGAGTGTTGGCGTATGAGTAGAAAGGAACGAATAACTGCGTTAATGGATTTCTTGCTCGTTGAATAGCTGCTGCATCTTTAGTGTCACCACTTCCGAATATATCTCGTATTGCTCGGTCACCTGCTTCAATTGCTTGTTGGTTAATCCATTCAGTACTTAATCCTTCCTTAGATTGGAGTTCGGCAACCTTTTGATCATACGCAAATTTCCATACTGGTATAGATAATGCGAAGTCTGTTTCCGTGAGTAGTCGGAATCCCATGTTATTAATTTCATCACGAATTTCAGCACCTTTTTCAAACTTGTACCCGCCGATATTCTTATCATTAATACGGAGCCCCTTTCCTTGGATACTTAATCCTTTTTTGAGGTCTTTATCCAAAGTTTGAATACGTTCACGCATAAAGATTGATTGTTCTAATACAAAGTCACGAGTATTATTATAGGTTTCTGTACCATGGCCATAGAATCCTACACTTGCATGATTAACGGCTCGAAGGACATTACCCGCACCAATACGATATACGGCAACAGGAATATTCAAAGTATTCTGAATGGCAACTGATACACGACCAGCCATGATAGCCATAGATGTGTTTCTCTTTAATGCTGTCACAATCTTACCAAATGCATCAAGCTTAGCCGCCTCATCTTTCCAATTATCACGAACCCAAGTTCGCAAGAATTGATAGGAATTCATTCCGAATTTTTCAACAATATAGTTTTGGAACTCTCTATTGGCTACTAACCGATTTACATCCGTCACAGCTTTTCGCATAGTTATGTGATTGATTGATTCAGTAATCGCATTAGGAATGACATCAAAGTCTAGCAATAATGATTTATCCTTGACTACATCTAACCGACTTTTAGTAGCGCTCATGCCAGTTCCTAATATCGCATTACTACTAACCATAGTTTTTGCAATATCTTCGACTTCCTTATCAGATATACTTGCATTGACTTCTGGATTATACACAATTGGGTAATACTGACCAATGATAGTTCTGCCACCAATAGTAAATGTGATACCTTCTTCTTTCTTCAATGGATTCCCATAAAGTTCTTCTTGAACTTTGCTACGTTCAGCATAAAAAGAATTGATATGATCCCATGTGCGAATAATGAATTCCCAGTCTTTATCGGTGAGAATTTCTTGAAAGGCTTTTTCCATACCCACTTCATTGGTCTTAGCTGTTTCCATTGCCCGTTGGCGGTTACGTTCTGTTCCCCAGTTTAAGGCTAATGCAATTACCTGCTCTTTGGTTAGATTCCGCAATTCCCCAACATCGTACATATGCTTATTTCGGATGTTAAATAATTCACGCTTACCATAAACAGAGGATACATCTTTTGCCAATCTACGCATGGACACTTCCTTGCGTTCATTAAAGGCTTGTGTTGCTCGACTAATTGGATCATAAATGTATTTCACCGCATTAGGCCCTAGCCGGCGCAAGAATGTTTCAACTTTGAGCAATGATAGATTGCCCTTATTGATAAGCCCTGCAACAGCTTCTAAACCAGTTTGATTATTTTGTGCATTAAAAACATTCCCATTTGCTTTGCCAAATGTTTCTACTGCTTCCGTTAATATGCCATCTACTGCATCATCAAATGTAATTGATTCACCTTTATCATTAAGAATAGTAGAGCCTTCATAGGCATTTCGTCCATTCTTATACATGCCTGTCATTAATTCTTCCAATGTGTTCAATTGACTCACTGTAAGATTTTTAAATGACATAGGTGTTTTACCGTAGAATAGCTGCACAATCCATGGGTCAAGAAATGTAATACTTTGGTCTCCTAGAATATCCGCATCAGGATCTAATGCATTAATAACAGCATTCATATTAAAGCCGTCTACTGGTTCTAGTCCGTCATACTTGGTAAGCCCCATTTGATAAGCCATATGAGCATAGAAGTATCTCATGTTAGGCTCAATAGCAATCGGATTTTTAGGACGTGTCATTCTATTGAGGTTATCAAGCAGTTTAGTTCTTAATTTTTTAATCCGGAGTGCATTGTCAAACGCAACACGAGCTCTCGCTTGATTTAAGAGTTGTAATTGTTTAGCTTGTAGTGCCTCTTCCAGTTTATTGACCGCCAATGCCCTATCAGCACGCTTACCTTCACGAATAGCTTGGTTTTGATATTTCTTATATTGACTAGCTTGGGATAAGGTCAAATCGCCTAATTCCTGCCTAGCACGGTTCATATAATCACTAATCACACCTACACCACTATCACGAATAGCACGTACATTATTAATACGTTCTTGTAATTGTGCTTTTAGCTTTTCAATACGATCTTGTGCGGAATCGAGTTCTTTTGACACAGCGCCTAATTCTTTAGCTACCTTTTTGTTATCATCAACAATTTGTTTTTCGATTGGTTCTAACTCAGATTCGATTGTTTCTGAATTAGGCTCAAGTCGATTTAACTTATCAAGTAGTTCCCAGTTTTTAGCAAGGTCACGATTGGTTTGTGACTTGATGATTTTTGTTTCCTCTTCAGTTAACTTCATTTGACCGTCCGAAGATAATAACCATTCCTCAGCAATTTCTATATTAGATTTACCAATATGGTTATCTTCAATGAATGTCTGCTCGGCAGATTCCATAGCTTGATTAACAGCTTCATTGAATGTAAATCCAGTCTGTTCACGTTCAGCAGCTTCTAATTCTTTTAGCGTACCGTATCGAGTATTGGCTAGTGCATCCTTACCAAATGCATTATAGCGTTGATGGTCTTTGTAGATAGGATATTGTTCCATTAAACGCTTTTCGATATCGGCTTGAATAGAATCTTTTTCATCGTTCCATTCTTTGATTGGGCGACTTTCTAATTCTTTCATATACCGCTTCATGACACGTTCTTTCGCCATTTCCCCGACGTCGGCAATATGGCCTTGAACCTTTGCTTGTTCAGCTTCATCGAGCTGTTTAAATAACTTGCTAGATTCAAATTGTTCAAGGGCCTGCTCTTTTGTGTAGGCGTCTATATCTTCTTGGGTAGCAATCATGCGTGCCATAATGTCTTGAATTTCCTTTGGCGGCAATCCGCCTAGTCGTGTCACCGCACGATAAATACGAGTTAGCCATTTAGAGAACATTCGGAATACACGTTGCAATCCTTTAGTAGGTGCTTTACCTTCACGAAGGTAAGCCTCCCATCCACGAGCAAACTTTTCATGTGCTTTAGTATTATCAGCGCCTTGCTCATCATCCCATTCAGACCACTCTTTCAACTTGTTCCAATCCGTTACAAGTTGCTCTGGAGCATTTTCCATTTCAGCAAGGTTCTTAATATCGTCAAAGAATACGTGTCCCATTTCATGGAGGAACGTTGAACGGTCAGCCGTTTTGAAGATTTGAATAAGGCGGTCGGTAGGACTATTAATTTGCGTCATACCGTTGATAGATTGATTGTATTTTTCTATGACTTGTATTGCTTTGTCATCGAATACTACATAACATCGTCCGTCTTGTTCGCCATCGTAGTATATGCCTTTTATACCGATACTATTTAAAAATTCACTAGCCTTTTTAGCATTTTTCACATTATGAAGATTAAAATGTTCATCATTACCAAGTGCATGAGATAAGAATGAATACAGCTGTTTACCATCAATATTTGTTTTCTCTAATGCACCATATACATCAGTCTTAACATTCGAGATAGCTTTTTCTTCACGTTCTCGTTCTAACTGTTTTTCTTTCTCGTATTGTGAATATAGATCATATCTAAACTTTTTATACACAGCTTCCAATAAACCTTCATTACCAGCTATGGTATCAATATTTTCATCTATACCTACTGACTTCAAAAATCTATCAATATTTCTTTTTTGAATTTTATTGATGTCATTTATTGTTTTATTTTTGTTATGTAGTTCAGATATTATGTACCCTACATCCATAAAGTGTGTGTATTTATTTGTCCATTCATCACCAATAATAGACCCTTTGTGATATTTAATTAATAGACTTGTAAAACGTTCCAGTTGTTCTTCTGGCATTTTATGTAATCCGTTTTTCAAGCTATCTCTTACATATCGACTATATCCAGAAATAGGATATTGCTCTGGTAATAACTCTGTTTCATTTGGTATTTCTACTTTAAAAATGGACTTCCATTCTTGTTTAGTAAATTTACTTTCTTTTAATAACTTAATTGCTTCTACAGCTCTTTTGGTTTGTGATATAACAAATTGAGTATTTTTCCCTTTCTTTGAGTCTATAAATTTATATAAACTTTTAATTGCCTTATCGTTACTCCCTACTTCCGCAATTTCAGTAAGAGCCATAGACAAAGGGTTTTCATCGCTTATAACATTTCCTGTTTTCTCATCATACCATTCTGCATCTTCATTTATTTTATACTTTGTTTTCTCTGTAACAATCTCTATGCTATTTGCACCTAATATATCCCTATAATTTTCTGCTATCTTCTTATCTTTAGCAAAATACAATCCCCAACCATGTGCTTGATTGCCCTCACCACTACCAATAGCGCCTAAATCAAACTCATCAAAATTATGTGGTGAACCATGCCATGCAGCTTGATAGTATTGATAATTATATTGTTTGCGTAGCTTGTCTAAATCGTCTTCGTTTGGTATACTATTGTTAACAATAAACTGTTTAGTAACCGGTTGGGCCATTTGTTGCCTGCTACCCGTTACTAGACGGTTTATTTTTTTTGTATTCGCATATAACAAGTTGCCATTTGCGATTTGTTGATTATACCAATTGATATTACGTCTTGGAGTAATGGTTTTAATTTTATTTATGTTTGTTCCATTAGCAGTTTTAGTAAATGTAACGACAACTTGGATGTTCTCACCGCTTGCATTTATATTTGGGTTGCCGTTTTTAGCATACATATCTAATACAAGGATTGCTTCATCAGGAACAACTTTTTGTGAACGCCCATTATAATTTTTAAATACAGCAACTGGATTTGCTATTTTTTTAGGTAATAATTTAATGTCATCAATTGATATTTGATTAGCGTGTTTCCCAGTAATTACTTTATGAATTATGCTCGGATCAATCATGACATCGCCGTCAAATCCTAACATTTGTAATACGAGTGGAGAATCCATTATTTGAACAGTTCGATTAATTTGTTTCCCGTTCAATTGATCATCAACAACTTGTCCCCAATTTTTTATATCCGTTTCTATTTTTTGCTGCATTTGTAATGGTTGTGCATACCCATTATTATATGCACCGCCGTTCATTTGTACACGAACAGTATTGAAATAATCCATTGCCGTATAGTTACCACGTCCTGCCCGTCGCATAATATCTGCCATAACATCAGCATGTTGAGCCATAAGTAATGCATTAGCTTCCGCCGTATCACGTTGTTTACGGTCTACAGTTTCATCACTCATTATGGATTTAAGTGATTGATATACTTCATAACCAGATTTAGATAGTTGCATACGTAAAGCGATATCATTATCTGCAAGTTCAAATAATGTATCTCGCATAGATTCTAGCGATTCAATCTGTTTGAGTGTATGCTCCATGTCAGCATAATGGGCGCCGGCTTGATTAAGTGCTTCAGGATTATCAGCTAATGCACTTTGCGTACGAGCAAGGCTAGATTGATATGCCATTCGTCTACGTTCGGAATTAGAACGTGGTGCTTTATTTTCACCTAACCATGTAGGATTTACACCGCTAGTGCGTGCCGCCTCTAAATCTGTATCCATAGCATCAAAATCGCTTGTATATTGTTCTCGGTATTGTTCAGTAAGTTCCTTGTACACATTGTTAAAGGTTTGTTTAATATGTGTTGGATCCGCAAGAACCACATCGAGCATTTCCTTATCTACATCGGAAACTTCATCAAAGTAAGAACGGATAATATCATCCTTAACACGCTTTGCACGCTTTTCAGTATCATCCTTAACTAGCTCTTTCATGGCATGTACTTCTTCTTTTGCACGTTCAAGCGTTTTCATAGAAAGACCACCACGAGTAAAGTAAGAAGATTCTTCTAATGCTTTAACTGTTTCTTCAGATAAGCCACCGCTTAATTGTGCATAAGCTCCAATCGGAATCTCAATTGGAGCATCAGCCGTAATCGCCTTAGATACTTCCTCTTGTGTAGTAAGTCCTGCATCTACCATATTACGGATAGCTGCTTGACCTTCTGTAGTTTCAGCCATTTCATTGACATTTACATAGGCAGTAGACACGCCTATATTATCGCCTTGAGCTTGTACAATTTTTCCATACAACTCAGGGTTTTCTTTTGCCAAATTATTAACGGCAGCATCGTTTTTTAGGTTTTGCATAATAATATGGCCATTACGGTTCTGTTCTTCCATAACAGCCATATGCTGGTCTTCTGGGGATAACTTTTGAAAATCCTTAAAGGCTTTCATGGTACGAGCACCACTGATGCCGCCGCCAATAACACCGAAACCAACAACAGCAGGTAATGCTTGCCACATAGCTTCACCGGCACCTACAAACATATCGCCTACGGAATAATTTCCCTCCGGATCATTCGATTTGCGCCACAAATTATGCTGCAACTTTTCATTGACATCTTGTAGGCCTTCCTCAAATAGTTCTGGAGCGCCAGCCTTAATAGAACTCTTGGCCACCTGTGCAGCAGTAACACCAATACCACGATTAAATGTCTCAGCTGCATTAGTAGTCCCTCTTGAAACTGCATTGGCAAGTGCGGACTTAGGAGCGATTTTAGATGCCGCTTTACCAATAGCACGAGTGGCCACAAATTCAATCCCTGCATCAATTGCAGCAAATGACATGGCATACTCTTTTGCTTCTTCATTGGAATATACTCGATTTCCGTTTGTATCTTTTTTATTGATTAATTCTAGGTACTTATTGCCGAATGACATTTGATACATTTGTTCTGCCATACCTACTTGTATGCCAGTATTCAAACCAACTAATGCACCCGGAATAGCACCCTCACCCCCTACTGGCGCAGTAGCAGCAGCACCAGTAGCTGCACCTAATGCCATACCTTCTGCAGCACGATTTGACCCTTTGATAGCATGTACAGCCATCATATACCCTTGCGCTGCAGTTTCTCCAATCACAGCTTCTAAAATACTACTGCCATCGGATTGTCTATATTTTGATAAATTATTATCTAAACGATCAATTTCAGCTGTTAATTCAGCAATCTTATTAGGATCGTTTTCTTGAGATAACTTATAACCGGCTTGTGCACGCAATATTTGATCATTCATCGACCACACATTTTGTTGTACGGCATCAAACACCCCATGTGTATTATTGATGGATTCGAGATTACGCAATGCAGTAATAGCTTCGGCAGAACTTTTATAGTTTATAGTATTAAGTTCTGGATACATATCACGGATTTCTTGAATCGTTTTACCTCTATCCATTTGTGCGGCAGCCAATTCAGCACGTCTGATACCTTCTTGACCGCTAGCCATGATTAAATCCGGATTAATACCTAGCTTTTCACCACTATCAATGGCAGACCGGCTCCAATCCTCTTTATTCCATAAATATATTTGTTCTGCACGATGCATAGCCGGTTGCAATATTTCACTAGCCTTATTTACAAAGTTTTCGCTTTGTTCAGGCGTTACATCCGTTTGTGCTAATGCATTGAGACTATTAACATCAACAGTAGCTTGCGATGGGTCTTTATGTAACCAAGCATTAACCCCACTAGCGGCATTACTTATGGCTTTACCGTATGAATTGTCTGTGGTTTCTTGTTGTATAGCACCTTCAAATGGTGTATGTGCTTTTGATTGAATACCAAAAGTACCATTTGTTGCTTGTTCAGGTGTGATTTTATAATTACTCATTATTGCCCTAACCTTTCCGCCAACTCTTCAGGTGTAATCGTATGTTCTTCTCCGCTACTATCTTTATAAACATAATACGGTTGTCCATCATCACCTGTAGTGTTATATAAACCATACATACCATTAGCAGCTAATTGAGCATTTGTATATTTAACGGCAGCGCCTTTACCGCCAAAGAAATTTGCCATTTTCCCTGCACCCCAAAACTCACCTGTTTTAGTGGAAGCAATTGCTTGTTGTGCTACTTCCTCAGCACCCCATTGTGCCATTTGCGCCGGCGACGGATCATATCCGTTCTTTTCTCTAAATTCTTGTACTTTAGGATATACTGCAGCAGATACACCTTGCCATTCAACCCCATCAATCTTCCTACCTGCTAAACTTTCTATGCTACTTTTCATGCCTTTCATATTAGGAGAATACTTCCCTGTACCATTAGCGTACTCATCAAATTCTTTATTAATTTGCGCTAATTGTTGAGGGTTAAAATACACGCCCATTTGTCCTATAAAATCATTTAGGTCATCCATGCTTTTAAATTGACCGTTCGCAATGGCTGTCTTCACACCTAGTACATTTACCTCTTTAGCTTGCAATGCTTTAGCTGCCGCTTTATTTACAGCAATTTGCGCTTGATTTAATTGCCCCTGCATAGCTCTTGCATATTCCGGATGAGTAGCAGCATAATCCTGTCTAATTTTTAGCGCTGTTACATCTGTTCCACCGTTTTTAGCATCGGCAGCAACCATTTGTTCCACCTCTGCTTTTTGGTTTTCTAGCGCCACAGCCCGACTATGTGCAATTTGTTGCAATTGCGTAGCAACATTACGCTGAATCATTTCTTTACGCTGTTGAGCCTGAGCGGGAGTTTCTGCTTGGGCTTGGCCATTAAATAGACGTGCTTTAACTTCTTGTATATATTGGCGAACACTAGGTTCATCACCGTTTCCTTGTGGTGCATCCCAAGAATAATGGTTACCATCACTATCAATGGCATCTGGTGCACCGTCCTTCCAACGTTGTCCATTCACAGGCCCCGCATACCATGCAGCAAAGGCGCCTTCAACACCGTATTTCTGTGCATACTCACCTAGCTTAAATGCAGCGACTTTTTTTTGTGCTTCCGGGTCAGACATATCAGCACCGGGGATGCCCGCTTGTTCACTCCATTGCGGCCAATTACTTGGTAAGATTTGGAATAACCCATATGCACCTGTTCGACCATTAACTGCACCAGCATCGCCGCCGCTTTCTTGACCCATTACGGCTGCTTTTAAATTTTCGACAGTTGCTTCGCCAGTACTACCGGCTACCTTACCAAATCCACTTTCAAATAATTTATTGGTAACTTTATTTAAAAGGTCCGGATCATATGGATCAAATTCGCCAATGACATCACGAATTGTCTTTTCATTACCGGTCGCCAATACCATACTGGCTTTACGTACCTTTTGCCGATACCCCATGATTTCCTTCTCATCAATCAATCCAGATTCGGCAACGGCATTAATCATCTTATTTGCACCGTCTAAATCATCATCAGAGATTTTCTTTTCAATCATAGTAACTGCAGTATCTTGCTGCGCCTTTTTAACTTGAAGATTAATCGTATTATCGTCATATCCAAGATTAGCAAGTTGAGCATGAACGCTACCGCTTATTTGTTGCATAGTTTGTCCAAATGAATCAGGATTGCTGTTTACAACGCCGTTATTAGCGATGTTTTGAATGCTCATATTCAACGCCTTCATGGCACTATCCTCATATTGGCCACGAACATATCGATTAATTGTATTAATTGTATTTATTCTGTCGTTATCAACAATTTTGTTAAATGCATTAATCGAATCTGTCATCTTAAAACGATATTTTCTAAGAATTCCATTTCGTTTGACAGATTCAATCTCGCTGTAATCAGTAGGAATATTTAATGCATTTTCTCCTTTACGGTTCATAAGACCATTTTCAGGGTCATACATAGCCTGATTCATGGCTTCTGTATATTCATTAGCCGCATTTACTACATCTACCAATTCTTTTTGTTTTTGGATTTGTAGCATAGTCGAACCTAAATCACCAATCGCTTTGCCTAAATTTGACAATCCTTGTTGATTACCGCCATATGCCATTTCATTCCCGCTAGCTTGTGTGCCACCTTGGATTGTATTTAATTTTTGAGTGGGATCATAATTAACAAATTTCATATCCTACCTCATTCTATAGTCGCGCTTAACCGTTACTATTGGTCCTTTATCTGTATACCCCACAGGGTCACCACCATATGTAGTCTTCATCTTGCCCCCTGCATATTGTTGTTTAAGACCATACATAAATGATGCGGCACCAAGAATACTACCTAACATTGCCAAGTTGCCCTGTCTTCGAGCATTCTTAGCGGAAGCACGTGCAGCATTAGCTTCATTCTGATAGTTCATACCATTCAAATATTCGTTGTAAATAGCATTGTTTTTATTCTGTTCCCAGTTATATACGTCTTTGTTATATTCATCATAACTGGATGCCATTAACTGTAATGGGGACCCTGCCATTTGCAATCCGCCTGCTCCTGCCTCGGCCGCATTTGTGCCGGCTACAAGACGCATGCGATTATCCATTTTGTCCCGCTCTTGTAATTGTTGCATAGCAATTTGTTCTTGTTTGCGGTCAGATATTCGCTTGTTAGCCTCAGCCGCTTGTGCTTGGGCATTGTACATCGAAACTTGCGCTTTTGTTTGTTGATTTTGCGCAATCAGTCCTACTCCGGTACTGACTGCAGTTAAGATTGCCGCTGCTGGTAAGCACATATGAAGTCCTCCTTCTTGAGAGTAAATAATTCTAAATCACCAACTTTTACAGTTGGATGAATAACGGCCCCAATCGATTCGAGCCATCGTTTCGTTTTAATATTTGTCGTATGAACGTAATTGAATAACCATTCACGAGTTTCTAACCATTCAGCAATAACTTGGTTACTTAACTTGATAAAACGCATCTGCCACCGCATATCGTTTTCTAATACTTTATTGCCAAGGAAGTAAATCCCATACATTCCGTTAACTGGTTCTTTTGCAATCCCATATACGCAAATAGCCACATCGTCTTCTACGACGACATGGCTATCATAATCAGATTTGCAAATCTCGGAACAGAAATCCTTAAAAGGGTATAAACGATTCACCTCTTGGACTTCTATGGCATCTATCGCCCTTAGGTTGACTTCTAGGTCATGAATCAATTTATTTCGCCGTGTAGGCTCAATTTCATCAATTTTATAGTCCCGGAACATCTCTTAGTCCTCCGCCAATTTCAACTATGCGAGTTATTGATAATAAATTAAATGGGAATGGATCACTATGCTTTATACATATCGATGTATCAGTTGAATAATTTGTCCCCATTTTAGGTAGGGTTACAGGCTTGTCGCCAGTAAATAGTTCATTCGGTGGTAATGTAATATCATCCATTCTGTCAAATGTACGGCCAACTTTACCGCCAAACGATTTATAAACTCGCAATACCACTCTTGATACCGTAGCAACTCGGCCTTGTAAAGTACCGTCTTGCATTTGCATTTCCACTGATGGAACACGAATTTTAGAGGTAAATGGTAATCCGATTTTGATATTGCTACCACTGACGTTTAATTGTAATAAGCCATCATCTGGCACGACCGCATCTGGTTGTTGCTTCCCATCAATTACCACTTGCACAGTTTGACCGCTCAAATGAGGAATGTTAATACTATCAATTGCATTACTCGACTTAAATTCGACATAGCAATCAAGAAATACATTTACATCATCAGAATACAGTGGCACCATACGCTCGATGCATTTCACCTTTTTGCCTTGTAATGTGCGCTCGACAAGTGTATATAAACTATCCTGTTCGCCCTCAGACACGGATTCACAATATAAATATTTACCGTTAGTAACAAAGTGCGACCACCCATACACCTTTTGTTCAGGTATATAGGTCAAGCAATTAATCTCCCCATCATTTCGGATGTAGTAAATTATACTATCCGGGTCTTGCGCATATGCACTGGTGATAGTTAAATACCCTCTAACTCGTGTTTTAACGAATAATGTGAGGTCTTGCCCTGTATAGTTATCAGACTCATAACTATAACCCATATCACGAACAGTGCCACCACGTTCTTGAACGAATACACAGCGATTACCTATGAACTGTGGTTCACACGATAAGGCCCCTCGTTGCGTCTGTGTTTTTAGATTACAGTTGGTAGGAGTAATAGTCTTATCACCACTAACAATCCATTCATTACCGCTTGTAAGAATAATTAGATCGTTCGCAGGTACAAGATGGCGAATCTCGTACATTTTACGATTAATCACCGGTAAGGTAATTGAGCTATCATCTGTGATAGTACCTTCCACCTTTTCAACGCCAAAGTTTGGATAGTCGCCAGTCCGGCTCATCCAAATATAATTGGGGTTCTTATTTGTAGCAGCCACTACAAAGCGGTCTTGATAAAACGTACACAATTTAGGATAACCGTTGCTACGTCCCCAACTGCCCATCTTCCATTTAGAAGTAGCCTCGTTTTCAACAATACCATTCAAGATATTAATCTTCATTGTTTTAGCATCTACAAATTCTTTAAATTCGATAATGCCCCATGTAGTGTATGGAAGAATTGAAAGGTCAACATTACATTCACCACTTTTTATATCTGATTGAATACGTAGCTTTGCATTTGGCTCAATTTTGCCAGCATCTGTTACGTTATAGTCATTATTAGAGGAGTATGTACGGTAATCTTTCCAAGTCGTCCCATTATTTGTGGTGATTTGTAGTTTAACTGTACCAGTCCATGTCCCATGCGTTGTAAATTTCCAAGCTAGATCTTGGTCTGTGGAGTAGGATTCTACATTGTAATTAATGTTATTGTATTCATTCCACTTATGAATACCGCCCATAAATGACCGTTTTTCTTTTTTCTCTACTACAACACCAGTATTCTTTGTATGAACAGCTGCAACGAAATATCCTAGTTGCATTACCATGCCGACCATATCAGCATTAAATAGATCTTTACTAGAACGTACCGTATCACCTGTTACGGTTACAGTAGAATTAACATCTGTATTAATGGTGTCATACGGCTGTTCCGTTAACTTGTAGGCTTCAAGTCGCCAGTCAGTATCACTATACCGAGATAATGTCTGAATCGGATACTTACCACTACAGATGAACATAACGTCGCCAGATTGACTACAGTTCAAATCAAACAATATATCGCTAGTGAAAGGAGTCGTAACTTCAATACCGGTATAAATTCCGTAGTTCCACACACGAATATATTTGTCACCAAATTCAAGCATGAATGAATTATTTGTGTTTGTAGTAAATTCAAATAATCGTGTTGGCTTATCGCTATATTTAACTTGCCCTACATATTGGCTGCCTTGACGTTTTGCAACTGCTCCATACGGACGAATCACAACATTTTCCGCCTCTAACAAAGCACTTTTATATTGCTCCAAATCAAAGCGACTCGAAACATCCGGCGATACTTCGCCAGTTGTAAATGCTAGTTGTGAGATATAGATAGGATTACTCATTACCAATCCCTCGCTTTCACATAACTAGATATATAAACTGTATCTTGCTTACGTTCCTTGGCATTCATGCCTTTTGCTTCTTGAACTGCCGCTTGATACAATTTGTATGCTTGGTCAAACAATCCTCTATCGCCAGTGAGTGGCATAGCTAATGCACTAGCCAATTTGCATTGCAACATATACAAGGATATCGAATCCCAAACATCTAAGTCTGTCACGTCATATATATAATCAATGAATGCTAGTGGCACATCGCTCACTATGCATTTTTTGTTATTTCCAATATTAAATATGTTGTATTCCGGTTGCGATTCCGCATGGAAGCGATCACCTTGTGGAATAACACCTAAAATGCGAATACATTTTTCAGGATACGCATATACATAATTCCACCCGCTCACTTTATGAGCAGACAATACCAATCTTTCATTTTTGCGAGCAAAATTCCATTCGAATTGTCGCAATACCAACTGTCTAGTTGGGTCATATTGCATACGGCATTGGCGGCCTTGCTCAGTTTCTTCTTCAAATGAATAAAGCAGTCCTGCATTAATTAATGCGAGTGCTTGATTGCAAATATCAGTAGGTGTCATATTTCCCCCTATATGGTAATAGAGGGATGCATAAGCACCCCTCATATTATCACTTATTCTTCCGTAGTATCGGTTTTCTTTTTGCTTGTTTTCTTAGGCTTTTCGTTGCCAGTATTTTCATCTGGTAGATTTTCATTGCCGGTATTATCACCTTCAGTATTTTCATCTGGTGGATTTTTGTCACCCGGTTCTGTTTCAGTAGGTTTTACGTTTCCTACAAATTCAAAACAATCTTTTCCGAAATCATTGATCACATCTTCTGGAATGTCAATTGTTTCGCCCTTATCAACAAGGCCATGCATTGTTAGATACATTTTTTGTTTAGTTGTTACTAACATGATTACACCACCTTATTGAGCAATATTCGTATCAAATGTGAGGAATGCGGTAATAGTACCCGCAGTCATATTATTAGCATTGATTCTAATAAACTTTTTCGCACCAGCTGGAATACGCATTACACGTTCTTCACCAGCTTTTGCATTTTGTGGGAATGTAATACCGGTTAACAACTTGGCATCCGCCATATTTTCCTTATCAGAAGTATACACATTAAATAAACCTGTGCCGGTTACATCAGCATCAACACGAATAACCATCCAAGGAGCGACAACTGCGTCGCCCCCTTCACCATTCATTACAACATCAGAGTTTGTATTAGCTGTGATAGCTTTTTTCCAAAAGAATACATTTTCTTTATCAATCATCATAACTTGGTTACCCCCTATTATTTAACTTGTTGTTCGCCAATGATCAATGCATCAGTTCGACGTACTGGAATGCCGTTAAAATCAACGACGATTTTGCCCGGTTCTTGACCTGCTGCAGTTTGATATTGATGACCTTTGTTAAGTTGTTTACGTAAGAAACCACGAACAGTTTTGTTCATGTACCATACAGGACGGCCCATGCCAAGGTTAGGGATTTTTTCTTCCGCATCAATCATCAAGTTGATAAGGTCAGCACCGGCAGATGCATCTTTTGTAAGTTTAGATACATCAATGTTCGCAATACGAACTGCATAGCGCCAGTCACGTACTGTTAACCCCAAGTCCCAAGAATAGTGAGTTTGATATGCTTTGTATTTTCTACCATCGCTATCAAGTGCATCAACTACACCATCTGGGTCAATATTAAAGCCAGCCTTGCCACCTTTAGGGAAGAAACCATACATAGTGTTAGGGCCCCATACGCAAAGCCAAATGGATGTTAATTGATTTCCGGTACCACCTGCATCAATAAGGTTTTCTGCAGAACGAGCAGTTTTATCATTGTATCTTGGAGATAAACCAATAAACTTTTCAGGCTCCGCTTTAGAACCGTAGAATAAAGTAGATGCCATTTCTTGGTTCATAGATTCCAAGAATGCACGATCTTCTTGTAAACGGAATTCAGCAGCATTGTTAGAAATATCTACCAATTTACGGTCAACAACTGCATATGCTTCAAGCATACCGCAGGCATCCGTAATTTGAGCTGTTTTGGATTTATCTTGGTTAACACCACTGTTAAATAAACGCCAAGTTGCTTTTGGTAAACCAGTACGAATGGTAGTCATATTACCAGTTTGAAGATTCCCTTCAAGCATTGTCATGTCCGTTAGAATTTCATTGGTTTGATTCATCATTTCAACAATTTTGTCGAGATGACCATCACCTTTTACACGTTGCGCTACATCAAGTAGAGTAGGATTTAATGTTCCAATTGCCATTTAATTTCTCCTTATTTCTTCATGTCACTATAAATAGATTCAGCCAATTGTTGTTCAGTTGTAATTTCATGGCTGCCTTTAGAATTACCTACGCCCGGGTCTTCCTGAACCATTTCACCAACGGCCGCAAATACCTTAATCATGTTGATGTTGTTATCGATATGACTATCAACAAGTAATTGACGTAATTCAGGTACCGCTTTAGTTAGTGCTTCAATGCCTTTACCTGCAAGGGCTACAGTTTCATCGAATTTACCGCCTAATTCCTTTTTGGCGTGTTCGTAATCCGTTTGTTGCTTTTCAACAATTGCTTGCTCTTGCTGCTCTTGATAAGCAGTTAAGATGTTCTGTGCATACTGACTGCCAAATTTAGCTAATTCAACAGCCTGTTCCTGTGTAGCGCCAACTTGATTAAGTAGCTTGCTAAAGTCTGCGGATACAGTTTCATCAAGTTCAGTACCTTCAGGAAATACCTCCTTGAAGTCATAAACTGTTGGTTCAGTAGGTGGCGTATTGTCACCGCCTAGTACAGATGGATTACTACCTTCACCATCTGGTTTAGCAGGTGGTTCAGTAGGTGGCGTAGGATTATTTTG